GTGACCGAACAGAGACTTTTTCCAAAACCCCTGTCAGAACGGCCCATCACGCCGTTTGCCAGCGCCGAGCAGGCGTGGTTCTGGTTTGTGCGCTGTCAAACAGCCCGCATCGAAGGGGCGCGTGTGATTGCCGATGCCGGTGAGGTGGTGCGCCCGTGTGATCCTGATGATGTTTATAACGCGGTGATGCGTCTTAAACAGGGCGGGGCTTTGACCGACCGGCATTTGCAGGTGATTGAATATTACGGGCTGGTCGAACGGTTGCCCGATCCGCGCGACCTCCGCGAACAGCCCAAACATGATCTGTGGTGTGCGACCATGGCCGCCCTTGAACCCGAATTGATTGCGCGTGACATCGTTGAGTTGCGCCCGCCCGAAACCTTTGACAATGAAGATGTCATGATCGAAATGAGCGGGGATTTATCGCCATGCGGGATGTAGGTTTTGAGGGCACTGTTAGTGCGAAAGCCGTTGGCGGGATGGCCCGCGACTGGGTCGATCAATCGGCATCGGGGCGGGAAGTTTCGGTGCTGGTTGTGTTTGGCGATGCCCCGGAAAAGCCGCTGTTGCGTCTCCTGAAACCCGGATTTCGCCATTGCTTTGTGCTGGTGTCGGGTGCGCGGGCCGGGGAATGGATTTGCCTTGATCCGCAAAGCCATCGCATCCGGTGTGAGACGTGGTGTTATTCACCGCTATTTGATCCGGCATCCTATTACCGGGCGATTGGCCATCATTGTGTTTGGGCCGAGTATCCGCGATCATTGCCGCGCAAAATCCGGCTGGGCCCGATGAGCTGTGTTGAAATGATCAAGCGGCTGTTGGGCATTGGCGCAATCTGGATTGTCACCCCGCATCAGCTTTATCGTTGCCTTGTGAAACGCAGTGAAAGCACGGAAAAATCAGGTCAGGTGCATTTTTCTGAAAAATGTTCTTGATTTGTTCTTTTTAATGTGGCATAACAGACAAATCAACACCACACCTGCGCCCGCATGGCTTTTGGCCCTGCGGGCGTTTTTGTTTTGGCGCGCTTAGGCTCAGGAGGCCCCGATGGGAAGTTTGTTTTCGACACCAAAACCAACCGCAACACACGCCCCATCGGCAAGCCAAGCTCCAACGCCAACGCAGAGTGCTGACAGTGCGCAGGACGCCACCCGCACCGCCCGTCAAGAAGCACTGGAACGTCGGCGATATGGCCGGGCCGGGCTGATTGCGACCGGATATCGCGGGTTGCTGTCGGACCGGATCAGCAGTGCGGTAAACGGGGCGGCGGGCGGCAAAAATCTGTTGGGGGATTAAGGCATGGCGAGAAAGACAAAGCGAACCTATCGCAAGTCAGGAATGAACGCAGGTGGCGACATGTCGGCATCGACCGGGGCATCGACCCGTGCTTCGGCCGGGGCATCGGGGCAGCTATCTGGACAGACGACACGACAGGAAGGCGCGAATACCGGGATGACGATCAGCCCCCATCGCAGCACGCCGCAAAATGACCTTCCGGTTTCGGTCTTGCGCGAACGCTATCAGGCGGCTGTTGCCAAACGGCGGACCTGGCTTGCCCATTGGCAGGACTGTTATGAGTTTGCCCTGCCACAACGCAATGGGGCTGCCCTGCAAACCAGTGGCGGCAAACGGTTGGACCGGGTGTTTGACGCAACTGCACCCGATGCGGTCGAACAGCTTGCCGCGAGTTTGATGGCCGAAATCACCCCGCCCGCAGGCGGCTGGTTTGATCTGGAGCCGGGCGGCAATGTTGCGGGCGAGGATCGGGCGGTTTTAACCGAACAACTCGGCCGCGCGGTTCGGATCCTACAGGGGCATTTTGACCGGTCCAATTTTGCCGTTGAAATGCATCAGGCCTTTTTGGATCTGGTGACGGCGGGCACGGCCTGCTTGCGGAATTTGGTGGGGCACAGGCATGGAAATCCCTGGCCCCCAGAATCGAAAAATGGGGCCGTGAAAACCTGCCTGATGCCGCCTTTGATGCAATGTGCCAAACCGCAAGCGGCGTTAAGGCCCTGCATCGGTTGATGACGGCGGGCAAAGAAGCCGGTTTGGGGCGCGCCGACACCTCCGAACCAACCGCCGGGATGCGGTCTGATATTCAGCGCAAAATGAACGATCCGCGCTATTGGCGCGACCGCGATCCGGTGATTGTTGCCGAAGTACAGGCGGCATTTTCCCGCCTGCATGACTGAAGGATGCGGTTAAGGCGGTGGCCCTAGTCGGTTTGCTTTTGTCCGCTGGTCTGAAGGTCGGGCAGGGGTTGATCGGCGGCGGTTGGATAGATCGATACCGGGATATACGCCTGCCCGTTTTGAAGGGCGGCATTGGTCATCAGCATAATGTCGCGCAGATCGTCACTTTCAAGCGGGATGCCCTGCTCGGTCGCACAGCCACCATTAAGGGCGAGATCGGTTTTTGGGCCATCAGCCGCCCGATTGAGCATCATGGATGCATGTCCGTCACGGTTTAAAAGGATGTCCTTTGCGACAACGCGGTAATCGCCGTGATAGGCGGAAAGATCGCCGTCGCGCACGACATCGCTGCAAAACGGATAGATTTCAAGCGGGCGGAAACGATCCGCGTCATGCACCCAAAGCGCGACGGCACCATTGTCGGTCAGGATTTGCACCGCGACGGGCACCCCGGCGCTCACACCAAGTTTGCTGAGCTTGTTTTCAAGCCGGGCGGGAAGCGGTTCCTGTTCGTCGGGTTGGCTGCCAAACAGCAGGCCGATCCGGTGGGTGACATTTTCAAAATAGGCCGGGATCGGGGTGAGTGGCAGCAGGAAATACGCAGCTGTACCGATCCCGATCAGGACAATCAAGGCAAACAGTTTTCCGCGCAACGTCAAGCTCCAACTCAAAATTCAAGGGGTGGGCAACTGCCCGAAAAACACATCCGGTCTGCTTGAAACCCGACAGATCAAAATACCCCCGAAAAGTCCGGGGGCATCCATTGCACATAACAGCCAAACCTTGACCAAAAGATGACCGGATCACGGTGGGAATATGACGTGCCTGAATGTCAGGTCACAGGATCAAGCACAGGATCAACCAAAGGGGAAATAAACCAATGAGCGATACAATCGATCAAAGCTTTGTCGACCACTTTCAGGCCGATGTGCATCAGGCCTATCAACGCATGGGATCAAAACTGCGCAATACGGTGCGGGTCAAAAACAGCGTAAAGGGCGCGACCACCGTTTTTCAGAAAGTCGGCAAGGGAACCGCCACCACCAAGGCCCGTCATGGCAAGGTGCCGGTGATGAATGTCGATCACGAAGCGGTGCGCTGTGATTTGCGTGATTACTATGCCGGGGACTGGGTTGATGCGCTGGATGAACTTAAAATCAATCATGATGAAAAGATGGTTCTGGCCAATGCCGGGGCCTATGCGCTGGGCCGTAAAACCGACGAGCTGATCATTAATGCCCTGACCACGGCCCCCGATATCCTGCCCCACAATACCGACGGTATGACGCTTGATAAGGTGATGATGGCGTTTGAGGGATTGGGCGACCGCGATGTGCCCGATGATGGTCAGCGTTATGCGATTGTCGGCTGGAAACAATGGTCGGAACTGCTTTTGATCGACGCGTTTTCACGCTCCGACTATGTCGGCGATGATGACTTGCCGTGGAAGGGGACGCAGGCCAAACGATGGCTCGGCACCCTTTGGATGCCCCATTCGGGCCTGCCGGTGGCAAGTGGTATTCGGTCGTGCTTCTGGTATCACCGCACCGCAATCGGCCATGCGATTGGATCGGACGTGCAGTCCGACATCACCTGGCACGGCGATCACGCCGCCCACTTTGTCAACAATTCCATGTCACAGGGCGCGACGCTTGTGGACGGCGATGGTGTGACCTGCTTGCAGGCGCAGGAATAAACCGTCTTACGGCTTTCTGACCCCCACTTTACACAACACAGGAGCTTCTGATGGCAGAAGGTTTCAAGGCCCGGAACTTAAGCGTTCTGGCCTATGCCAACGGTTTTACCCTTTGGCACTACATCACCCCTGACTTCGCCGCCGATGTTGATACGTCGAACTATTTCGTTGAGGCCCGCGACATGCTGCGCACCGGTGATTTCATCATCGCCAACACCAACCGTGACGCCACCATGTCAGGTGGCATGTTCGTGGTGGCAAGCTCTGGTGCGGCCGGTGTCGATGTCCGCGATATGACCGCGATTGGATCGGCCAATACGGACTGATCGGCGGCCATCTACCGCCACGTCCCAACCCCACAAGATTCCCGCAAAGGCGGGTGTCTTTTTCTGCCCCCGACAACATCCGTTGCCGGGGTTTTCTTTTCCCCAACCAAGGAGACTGCCCATGCAGGGTTCAACCCCGGTGGACTGCGAAGTTCTGAACGTTATTCAGGGTGCAGGCATCTGGCCCGATTGCGAGGATAAAACCCAACTGCTTCAGGCGATCAATACCCTGATTTCGGGTGGCGGTTCTGGCGGTGGTAACACCGTCATTATCGGCAGCGAAATCGGCACCGTCTCGGCCTTCGCCATGCCAACCGCACCCGAAGGCTGGCTTGTCTGTGACGGGTCGGCTGTGTCGCGCACCGATTTTGCAGACCTTTACGCGACCATTGGTACGGTTTGGGGGGATGGTGACGAAATCACCACCTTCAACCTTCCTGATCTGCGAGGTGAGTTCATTCGTGGTTTTGATGACGGGCGTGGTGTGGATGACGGGCGCGAGTTTGCGTCTGCTCAGGCTGATGAATTCAAAAGTCACAATCATAACTTGAACTACAGTTACAATCTTTTGGACGCAAGTTTGGGGCAGCATGTTGATCGCAATCCCAACAAAGGCGGCGGTGAGCCGAATTCTCAATTGACGACAAGCTTTGTTGAGGGGGGAGACGAAACCCGCCCGCGCAACGTCGCCATGACCTATGCGATCAAGGCGTTCTATCCGTCGGCATCATAGGTCTGGCGGTTGATGATTTCTCGGGGTCCGGTTTTGCCGGGCCCCGTTTTTGTTTGGGGGATCAAATGGCGTTAAGTGATGTGGCCCTGTGTGCGCGGGCCTTGGTGATGATCGGGGCGGCGCCGGTATCGTCCTTTGAAGAGGATACCGCCGAGGCGGAAATTGCCCGGATGCTCTATCCCGTCATTCGCGATGGCATGTTGGCGGGGTATCCGTGGCGGTTTGCGGCCAAGGGGTGCTGGTTGGCGCAGGTGACGGTTGGGGAAACATCTGGCGGTCCGGGCAATGGATCAAACCTGTTTGCCTTGCCCGGCGATTTTATCCGGTTGTTGTCATTGGAAACGGACGGCGGGCGCGTCACGCGGTTTGAGCTGCGGGATCGGGCGGTTTTGTGTGATGCGCAGTCCGCCCATCTGACCTATGTCGGGCGGTTGGCGGAGGCCAGTTTTCCGCCGTGGTTTGATCTGGCGCTGATTGCGCGGTTGGCGGCCGAATTTTGCCTGCCGCTGACCGAAAGCAGTTCACGGGCGGAGTATCTTTTTAAACGGTCCGAAGACCAGTTTCGTAGCGCCCGTTTGGCCGATGCGCAGCAATCGACACCGCATGCGATTGAGGATTTTTCGCTTATTTCGGCGCGGGGTTAGGGGCGGAGCCCGCCTGCCCGAGATTCCCGCCTTCGCGGGAATGACGGAACATTTAATTATTGGACAAAACAACCGTCACCCCCGCGCAGGCGGGGGTCTCGAGAGGCATGTGCATAGCTTGACACTTCCCGCAATCCAACCAACAGGAGCCTCACATGGCGCGCCGCGTTTTGGAGAAAAACACGTTTTCGACCGGGGAACTGGCACCGGAATTGTGGGGGCGGAGTGATTTGAATGCCTATGCCAATGGGGCGGCGCGGTTGCATAATGTGTTTGTTGAACCGTCGGGCGGGGTGAGGCGTCGTCCCGGTGTTCGGCTGGTTGATAAATTGCCCGGTGCGGTGCGTTTGATCGCGTTCGAATTTAACACCGAGCAGGCCTATATCCTGGCGTTTGGCGATTATGAGGGGCTGGTATTTAAGGATGGCGTGGCAACGCACCGGTTTGAAACCCCGTTCGGGGTCGCGCACCATGATTTGATGAACTGGACGCAAAGTGCCGACACGCTTTTGGTGGTCCATCCCGATGTGGCGCCGATGCGGTTGACCCGCACCAGTGATGTGTCCAATCCGCAAACCGGCGGATGGGAAATGTCGAAATGGGCGTGGCGCGAAACGACCTATAGAACCCTTAACCCCTATTACAAATTTGGCGAGCCGGCGTTGACTGTCACCCCCTCGGGGACAAGCGGCACGGTCACGCTTACCGCCAATGCCGATCTGTTTGTGGCAGGCCATGTTGGTACCTTGTGGCGCATTGCCGGGATTGAAGGCGACATCATCGCCGTTACCGATACCCGCCATGCGTCGATTACCCTGAAACAAAACCTGCCAAATACCCATGAAACCAGCGATGTCGAAGAACAGGCGTTTTCCGATGTCCGGGGCTGGCCGCGCAGTGTGACGTTTCATCAGGACCGCATGGTGATTGGCGGATCGCGTGATTTGCCCAACCGGTTGTGGATGTCGCGGTCGGGCGATTTGTTCAATTTCGATTTGGGCGAAGGGCTGGATGACGAGGCGATTGAATTTGCCCTTCTGGCCGATCAGGTCAATGCGATTACCGGGGTGTTTGCCGGGCGGCATTTGCAGGTGTTTACCAGCGGATCGGAATGGATGGTGACGGGTGATCCGTTAACGCCAGCCAATATCCAGATCACCCGCCAAACCCGGATCGGCAGCCAAAGTGATCGCACTGTGCCACTGGTCAATATTGACGGGGCAACGGTATTTGCCGGGCGCAGCGGGCGTGAAATTCGTGAATTCCTGTTTACCGATGTCGAGCAGGCTTATGGCTCGGCCGATTTAGCACTCCTGTCGCGCCATCTGGTGAAGCAGCCAATGGATCAGGCCTATGACGCGGATCGGCGGTTGCTGCATGTGGTGATGGCCGATGGCAGCCTTGGCACCTTGACGCTGTATCGCAGTGAAAACATCACCGCCTGGTCATCGCAATCGGTACAAGACAGCGCGTTTCGCGCCGTGGCGGTGTCGGGTGGGGATGTCTATGTCGCGATCAAGCGTGGGGAGCGTTATTTCCTTGGTGTGTTTGATGCGAATGCCGGTCTTGATCTGGCCATTGATCAGGCGCTTGAACCGGGGCAAAACCCGCGTCGCCATTGGGGCCATCTTGATGCGCTGGACGGGGAAAGGGTGTCGGTCTGGGCGGGCAATCAGTTGATCCATGATCACCCCATTGGCGGGGGCACGGTGACGGTGCCCGATGCGGTGAATGCCATCAGCGTTGGCTTGCCCTTTACCCATGAAATTGCCGCCCTGCCACCGGCTGCATCGGATGGTACACGCCCGCATGGCGGCAATGCGGTGCGGCTGATTTCCGCCACCTTGCGGGTGCAGAAAACCGGGCAGCTTCGCATGGATACAGGGCGCGGATTGCGCGATGTGCGACTGCCGGTTTCCAGCGATGACGCGGATGATCAAGACGGACTTTATAGCGGTGATATCACGCTGCGCAGCCTTGGCTGGCGGCGCGGCAGTGGCGGGACGGTCAACAGTGGATTATGGACGATTGCCGGGGATCTTCCCCGGCCTTTTTTATTGCTCGGTGTGGCAAGTGAGTTGGGGGTGAATGACTGATGGGTGGATTTTCATCAATTGTGCCGATGGCAGCATCGGCCCTGCAAACCGGGCAGCAGATTTCGGCCAATCAGGCCCGGCAGCAAAGTGCCGTGGCCCAGACCGAAGCCCAAAGGAAAGCCGATCTTGAGGCGGTGGCTGCAACCAAGGCCGAACGCGATGTGGCGCGGGCCGAAGACCTTCGTATTCGACAAGCCCGTGCCCGTGCGCGCCAAGGGGCATCGGGACTTATGGCCGGGGGCAGCGGGTCGGCCAGTGCGGTTCTGGCCGGATATGAAAAGGCCGCCCTGTCCGATGCGGCGCTTGATACCGCAGAAGCCACGCGCAGACGCACGCAAATCAATCAACGGGCCGATTGGCGGGAAAAGTCACTGTTGCGATCGGCACAGGATGACACGGTGGCACGGTTAAGCGCGTGGTTTGCGCGGCGCGATGGTTGGGGCAGCTAACCCACCACGCGGATCGGATTTCGGTAAATCAGCGGACGGAGGGATCAGGGATATGGGGGCGGTTTTCACCAATCAGGCCACAGCATCCATCGGCTATCACGGCGATGGGGCACGCACGGATTTTCCATTTGGCTTTGATGTGTTTGACGTCGGTGATGTGCAGGTGTCGGTCAATGGCGCGGTGGTGACCACCGGGTTTCACATTGCGATGGCCACGCATGACGATGCCATCGGCGGCACGGTGCGGTTTGAAACCCCGCCGGTTTTGGGGGCCGAGATCATTCTGGCCCGGATGTTGAAACTGCGGCGCTTAAGTGCCTATGGCAGTGTTGGTTCCCCACGCGGCGATGCGCTTGATCGCGATCTGGATTATCTGACGGCCGCCCTTGGCGATGTCGATCGGGCCTTGGTGGGTACATTGCGGTTGGGTGCGCCCGATCTGGATCAGGCCAATATGACCTTGCCCGCGATGGATGCCGGGCGGGCGTTGATCTGGAACGCTTCGGGTAATGGTTTGTCCAACGGGCCAAAGGCCGATGAGATTGCCGGGGCGGGTCAAAACGCTGCCCTTGCCAAGGGTGCCGCCAGCCGGGCCGAGGCCGCAGTAACCCGGTGTGAGGTCGCGCAAAGGGCGTTTGTGCGTACCGATGCCGGGGCGATGCTCGACCTTGATTTTCGCAGCCAGAATTTGCTGGGGTGGGAGGATGAACGCCGGATGCCGGTGATTGATGCGCCGACCCACCGCATCATGGACATTCGCGAAACCGGATCGCTGGTGCGCTTGTCAAACGGCGCACGGGCAAGCTTGCCGGTGGCGACATTGGCGCGGAATGGCGTGCGATACCGGCTGTTTAATGGCGATGGCACGCAGGTGGATATCATGGCGGCCAGTGGCGATGTGATCACGCCGGTCACTGGGGCGGCCGATAGCGTGCTGTATCCCTTGCCAATCCGGGGCGATATGGTCGATGTGATTTGTGATGGCGGGGATGGCGGGCGGTGGTTCGCCGCGCCGGTGCGTGAAAGCGGGCCGATCGTCAAACTGCTCCGCACCGCCGCACAGGACATGCCCGCCGGTGGGGCGTTTTTGATCGAATGGGATCAGGTCGCCGAGGACAGCCACGGTCTTTATGACAGTGCCGTTCATGGGGTCAGCAGCCTGCCGCCCGGTTTTTACCATGTTGATATCGGGGTGAAATTCCCGGTCACCGACGAGGTGGTGATGGTGAACCTGTATCTTGAACGTTTGGCAGGTGCCGGTGCCGGGGTTTGGACGACCCATATGCAGGCATCCGACATTACCGCCATTGGCACCGGGGCCTATCACACCTTGCGCCTGAGTGGTGTGGCGCGGATTGATGTTGGGGCGGTGAACGGCCTTCGGGTTCGGCTGGCGCACAGCGATGCGGCCACCCGGCAGATCAGCGAGAGCAATATCCTGACCTGGTTCCATCTGCACCGAATTGGCGGGTAGCCGGTTTTCCAACACAGAGAGTTTTCACGATAAGGAGGCGCACCCCATGGGATTGCGGTATCAACCACTTGCGGCCTGTATGAATTTTGCGCGCGCCAGCACCAAACTGATCCGGGGGATGGACGGCGTGCTGGCGGCCCAGCCCACCGACGTGCCGGGTTTTGAATATGACGCAGTTGGTCGGGCGCGGGGGCTTCTTATTGAGGGGGCAGCGACCAATAAGCTTCGCTATTCAACCGCCTTTGACAATGCGCTTTGGGAAAAGAATGCCGGGGTTAGCGTGACCGCCAGTACGGTTGTCGCACCCGATGGCAGCATGAGCGCAATGGTGCTTGATCTTCCGGGCGGGGCGGACGGCGTCTATCAGAATGTCGTGGATTTGACGGTCGGCGCGGTTTACAGCTTTGCCGTCTGGATGCGCGCAGTTTCGGGCACGGCCGATGTCACCCTTGGCGGGATTGATGGGGCATCGGCGCAGGGCTTTACAGTTGATGAGAACTGGCAACGGGTGGCGATTTCTGAACCGGCATCGGGGGCGACGCGCTACCCGAAAATCAGCACGGCGGTTTCGGGATTACCCGCATCGGTGCTGATCTGGAATGCGCAGCTTGAAGAGGGTGTTGTATCCACCAGCGATATTATCAGTAACGGCATTCCCGCCGCCCGTGCGCCTGATGAGGTGCGGCTTGATCCCGGTGACTGGTTTGCCCAAGGGGCGGGAACGTTTGTGTTTGATCTGGAATTGCCGCCTGCGTGGGACGGGATTTGGCGGATCGTGCAGCTTTACTCAACCAGCCTCAATGATGATCATCTTGATCTTGGCTATGACAGTGCCGCCGATCAGTTGCGCATATCACTGCGCAAAGGTGGGCAGCCGATTGTCACCCAGTCGCTGTATGGCACGTTGTTGCCGGGAACGCGGGCACGGATTGCGCTGGCGTGGGAGGATGATGTGGTGGCGGTGGGGGTAAATGGGGCTGTGCTTAAAAGCCCGGATGGCTTTGCCCTGCCGCGCAATTTTACCCACATCGTGCTGGGGGCGTATGATGGTGCGGACAAGCATTTGAACGGGCATTTGCGCAATCTGGCCTATTGGCCCGAACGGGTGAGTGATGCGCGGCTTTTGGCGCTTTCAACCGTGTAAGGATGGGCCATGCGTGAACCAGAAAAGACCGATCCAGTCGCGACCTTGCGCGCCGAGCTTCTGCGCGATTTGCCCGGTGATATCAAACGGGTGCGCAATGCCTATCGCCGGGCGGCACAGCAGGCCGCCCTTTTGCGTGACGCCAAGGATTTCACCGCCCATCAAACGGCGTGCAAGGCGGGGCTTGGGCATCTGGAATGCCTGATCAAGTTGTTGCGCTGGGCGTCGGATGGGGACAAGGGGGCCGATAGCCGGGCCGAGAAAAGCACGGCACAGACGGGGGAGAATGTGGATGTTGAGAGGTTGATTAAGGAGGCGCGGGGGGCGTTGGCGGCGGAGCAAAAAGATTGA